CCCTGACCGTCGAGGTCCGTGACCCGCGTGAGGTCCGAAACCTGATCGGCGAGTTCACCACCGGCAACCAGTTCTTCACCGGCGCCAACAGCTTCCTCCCGGTGGGCTCGCCCGTGATCTCGCTGCCTTCGCTGCAGCGTCGGCGCATGTTCGTCCGCGACGTGCTCGGCACCGGGTCGACAAACCTGTCGAGCTTCCCGTACTTCCGGGAGCTCAACGCCACCACCAACGAGACCGGCGCCGGCATGACCTCCGAAGGTTCGGCCAAGTCGGAGGTGAACCTGCAGTTCGACCCGCAGGACGCACCGGCCCGCAAGATCACCGCCTGGCTGCCGGTCACCGACGAGATGCTGCAGGACGCGCCGACGCTGATGTCGTACATCAACACGCGGCTCGACTACATGCTGTTGATCCGCGAAGAGGACCAGGAACTCAACGGCAACGGCACCGCCTCCAACCTGCGAGGCATCACCCAGCAGACCGGCATCCAAACCCAGGCCGCCGTCACCGGCGACTTCCCGGCCACCATCGGCATGGCCATCGGCCTCGTCGAGAACGTCGACGGCGAAGCCGACTTCGTCGTCTGCAACCCGCTGAACTACTGGACCGCGACAACCAAGCGGTACTCGACGTGGTTCGACAACGCAGGCGGCAACACCGGCGCACCCAACACCGCCAACGGCAACATCACCTGGGGCCTCCCCGCGATCCGCACCCGCGCCATGACCTCGGGCAAGGCGCTCGTCGGTGCCGGCAAGATCGGCGCGACGGTGCTCGACAAGATCGGGTCCTACTCGATCAAGGTCGCCGACCAGCACAACGACAACTTCCTCAAGAACATCCTCGTGGTGCGTGCGGAGAAGCGTGTCGCTCTGCCCGTGTGGCGGCCGTCGCTGTTCGTAGACACCACCGTCCCGACCACCTGATCGATGTCGCACCCCGGGGCTGTCACGGATTCGGGGTGCGACATCTGCGGGTCCGGCTCGTGCAACGAGCTGGCCCGCTCCCACCCGTTCCTGACGGAAGGAGCCCTCGTGGCCGCCCAGACAATCCCCGCACCCCACCGCATCGAAAAGGACGGTTTCGTCGTCTTCGGCATCGGCGAACCGATGACCGTCGAACAGGCCCTCGAGCACGGCGTCATCAAGCGCGCGCCGGCACCGGAGGAGGAGCCGCCACGCGCGGTCGAGCGCGTGATCGATGAGCACGGGTTCGTGCTCTACAACGAAGGCGACGTCATGACCGCCGAGCACGCCGCCCAATACGGGTCCACGCACGACGTCAACCCGACCAAGCGCGACACGCCGGCCAAGCGTGCACCGGCGAAGAAGCCGGCCGCGAAGAAGACAGAGGCACGCGTGCACACACCCACCGAGAACACGTCGAAGACGCCGGCCGGGAACACGGCGAAGCGGCCCGGCCGCAACACCGCCAAGGCGCCGGCCGAGAACACGGCGAAGGCGGCGGGGGAGAACCGCTGACCGATGGCGCTCGTGACCGTCGCCCGCTACGTCGCCATCACCGGCGACTCGACTTCTGTCGGCTCTGCCGTGCAGGAGTGGATCGACGACGCCACAACGCGCCTCGAGGAAGCCCTCGATCGGCCCCTCGCCTCGGCCTCGCGCACGGAGCGGATGTATCCGACTCGCGACGGGTCGCTGTGGCCACACGCGATCCCGATCACCGTCGCGCCGGACACGTACACCGTCGACGGCTACCGCCTGTACGGCGCACTGTTCCCCGTCGCCATCGACCCGTTCGTCGTCGGCCGGCCCGGCGTCGACGTCACCTACACCGGCGGCTGGGTCGAACGCACCGCCAACCCGACCGCCACGAACCGGCTGCCGGCGTGCATCGAGGAAGACATCGCGATCGCCGCCTACCTCATCGGCCACCCCGCCCCGCTCGCCGCACAGCTCGCCGTCCCAGTCGGCGCCCAGTCCGTCACGCTCGGCGACGCATCGATCAACTTCGGGGCCAACGGCGCGCGACCGGCTCGGCCGGTGCAGATCTCGTGGACGTCGAAGACGCTCGGCTACCGGTACCTCCGCATCGGAGGCGAACCGCAATGCTGACCCTGCCCACGACGACCGTGACGATCACGAAGCCGACCGGCACCGGCGACCCGTATGTTGACCCGGGCGCGCCCGCCACGATCGCCACAGCCGCGCCGGCGCACATCTCTGCCCCATCTGGTGCTGACGCACGTGTCGGCGGCGACCAGGAGCTCGTCGACGCCGTCCTGTTGATTGACACGACACCCGCCCTCGATCGCACGATGCTCGTCGCCGACGACCTCACCGGTGAGCGCTATTCGATCACGTGGTGCCGGCGTCGCACCGGGCTCGGCCTCGATCACCAGAAGGCCGGCCTCGTCGCTGTAAAGGGCGGCTCCAATGGCTGACCGGATCGTGTTCGACGAAGCCGCGCTCAAGCAGTTGTTCTCCTCGACCGAGGGCCCGGCGGGCAAGTACCTGAAGTCGAAAGGCATTCAGGTGCAGCGCCGCGCCAAGCGCCTCGCACCGGTCGACACCGGCCGGTTGCGGGCGTCGATCACCGAGGAGCTGTCCCGCGACGACCGCGGTCTCGTCGAGCGGATCGGCACCGACGTCGAGTACGCCCCGTATCAGGAGTTCGGCACATCGAAGATGGCCGCGCACCCGTTCCTACGACCGGCTTTGGCGGAGGTGACAGGCACGTGAGCGACGACAACTTCCCGGACGTCGAGGGCGCAGTGCGCGACTGGCTCAAGGCCAAGACAGCCATCGCAACGATCGTGGCCACACGTGTGTTCTTCGGCATACCCAAAGGCGCGGTCGAGACGAGTTACCCCTTGGTCACTGTTGCCCGTGTTGGTGGCGGTGACTCGGGCTCGGACGCGCCCGATGACAACGCGCTCGTGCAGATCGATTGCTGGGGCTCGCTCAGCGCCAACGGGTTCGGTGACAAAGCCGGTTGCCGCACCCTCGCGAACAAGGTGCGCGCCGCATGCAAAGCCGTCACCGGCTCCCAGACCCTCGTCGCCGGCGTAGATGCCGGCGGCATGACCGTGGTGTCAGACATCTGGCTCCCAGACCCGGCCAACGACCGGCCGCGCTACGCCCTCACCGTCGAAGTCGCAGCGATCTCAACCAACTAACCGTCCCAACGAAAGGACACCGCAATGGCCGCAGGAGGCACACCAGCAAACGTCAAGCTCGGGCCAGGCCGGCTCAGCTACGCACCACTCGGCACCGCCGAACCCACACTTGGCTCCGCCGCGCTGCCGTCCGCGTGGCAGGCGCTCGGCTACACGGAGAGCGGCTCGGAGCTGTCGTGGACGCTCACCGACGCCGACATCGAAGTCGCCGAGGAGCTCGACCCGATCGACAACGTGCTCACCAAGCGCGTCGGCACCCTCACCGTCGAAGCCGCGGAGAACACGAAGAAGAACCTGTTGCTCGTCACCGGTGGCGGCGCAGCCAACACCAACGACAACACCCCGTTCGAACTCCCAGACCTGTCAGCCGTCGTCGGCGTCATGATGGTGTGGGACTCGGCCGACACGCTGCCGGACGCAACGAACCGGCGCATCCTGATGCGCTGCGTCAAGCCCGGCGGCACCGTCACCACCGGCCGCAAGAAGGCGCCAGGCAAGGCGACGTTGCCGGCGGTGATGAAGATCGTCAAGCCCGACGCCACCACCCGTGCGGTCAAGTACTTCCCTGACGCTGCCGGCCGGATCTGACCGTGCCGCACCAGTCCTTCGGGACGGTGCGTCAAGGCGTCGAGCGCAAGCCGATCACGTTCGACTTCGGCCTGTTCGGTGACGAAACGTTCACCGTTGTGCCGGACCCGTCGTTCGGTGACACCTTCGACCTCTACGACGCACCCGAACCGACACCCGACAACATGCTCGCCTCGGTGCGCATCGTCGCCTCGTTCATCCGCCGCATGCTCGCACCAGAGGACCGCAAACGGTTCGACGCCGCGCTCTACCGGATCCCGTCGACCGAGTACGCGATGATCCTCGACTGCGCCCAGTGGATCGCGATGCAGATCACCCCTTTCGAATCGCCGCCTGCCGGGAACTCCTCCGGTGGGCGGCGCAACACTGGGACGAGCTCCAAGCGATCCGCGGCTGGGAAGCGCCGCTGACCGACATGCCCGCCGGCCTCGCCTACGCGTTCGTCTACCACCAGTGCACCCGCGGCCTGGACGACGACGCGCGCCTCGAGGTCGACGCCATCCTCGGCGACCCAGTAGCGGAGGCGCAGGTGCAGGAGAACCGGCGCGCCGTGTTCGCCAACATCGACGCCGAGGTCGGCTGACATGAAGATCGCCGAGGCCTACGTCGAGCTGCGCCTCGACTCGAAGAAAGCCGAAACCGAGGGCCGCGCCGAGGTGAACCGGATGGGCAAGTCGCTCGGGTCACAGTTCGGTGAGATCTTCGCCGCCGCAGCATTCGTCGGCGGCATCGCGAAGTCGGTCGACGCCGCCTCGGACCTCAACGAGACCGTGTCCAAGACGAAGGTCATCTTCGGCGATTCCGGTGCCGAGGTCACGAAGTGGGCTGACAACAGTGCCAAGCAGTTCGGGCTGTCGAAGACGGCGGCGTTGGATGCGGCGTCGACGTTCGCGACGTTCGGCAAGGGCGCCGGCTTGGCCGGTTCCGATCTGACCGGGTTCTCCGAGAAGCTCGTCGGCCTCTCGTCGGACCTGGCGTCGTTTCACAACACGTCACCGGAGCAGGCCATCGAGGCGATCGGTGCGGCGTTGCGCGGCGAGTCCGAACCGATCCGCCAATACGGCGTCCTCCTCGACGACGCGACGCTCAAGCAGCGGGCGATGGAGATGGGTCTGTACTCCGGCAAGGGTGCGCTCGATCAGCACGCCAAGGTACTTGCGGCGCAGGCCGAGATCCTGGCCCAAACATCAGACGCCCAGGGCGACTTCGCTCGCACCGCGGACGGGGCGGCGAACAGTCAGCGCATCGCCAAAGCGGAGGCCGAGAACGCTGCCGCGTCGCTCGGCCAGTCGTTCCTGCCCGTCTACAAGACGGCGGTGCAGGTCGTCGGCGCTCTTGCTGCCGGGTTCGGGGAACTGCCGAAGCCGATCCAACTGGGCGTGGTCGGATTGGCCGGCTTCCTGGCCTTGGCTGGACCGATCCAGAAGATGATCGGCACAGCCAAGGATCTCGGAGAGTCGATCAAGACGATGGTCACCGGCGCCGGAGCTCTGGGTCCGATCGCCGGTGGCGTCGCCATCATCGGCGCAGCGTTCGTCACCGCCTTCGCCATGCAGGAAACCCATCAGGACCGTGTCACCAAGGCCACGAAGAACTACACAGACGCGATCCTCGCCGCCAACGCCGGATCCAAAGATGCGATCGCGCTGCAGATCCAAGCCGACATCACACAAGGCAAGTTCCTGGACACCGCCGGCAAGCTCGGCCTCACCGTCACCGACATCGCCAACGTCATCATGGGCAAGTCTGTCCCTGCCTACGACGCCGTCAAATCGAAGCTGGACGAGCTGATGAACCCGGCCTTCTCCACCGACATTCAGGTGAAGAAGCTGACCGAAACGTTCGGTATCGGCGTCGGCGAAGCATCAGCATTCCAGGAGCGGCTGTCAGTGCTGACGGGCGCGCTCGAGGCCGGGAAGACCGCAGCAGCGACCGCGTCGGTGATCACCGACAAGCTGACCGAATCGACCGCCGGTGCCGCCGGAGCGACGACAGATCTGGGTGACAAATGGAGCAACCAGATCCAACCGGGCGAGGACCTCGCCGGAGTCACCAAGAAGGTCACCGATGAGCAGGACAAACTGGCCGAGAAGACGATCGACGTCACCGACAAGCAACAGAATCAGACCAAGGCCGGCGACGATCTCGGTGACGTCTACACCAAGCTGCGCGAGGAGGGCGTCGATCGGCTGATCGAATCCCTCGACAAAGAGGTCACTGTCTATGACGAACTCGCTGCCGCCGCCTCAGATCTGAAGAAGGCCCTCGACGCCGTGTTCGGCTCAGCCCAGTCGATGGAGGAGGCCGACCGTGCAGCTCAGGCCGCCAAAGATCAGCTGACTCAGGCCGTGAAGGACAACGGCGTCACTCTCGACATCAACACGGACAAGGGCCGAGCGAACCGCGAGCAGATCGAAACCAACGTCAAGTCGATCCTCGACTACGGCGTCGCCGTCGTCGGCGCCGGCGGGTCGCTGGATCAGGCGGCCGACAGCGTCGCATTCATGACCCAAGGGTTGAAGGATCAGCTGACCCAGGCCGGGTTCACCAAGGAGGAGATCGACGCCTATCTGACGACGCTGGGTCTGACCCCGGAGAATGTGAAGACGTCGATCGAGCTCGCCGGCAATGAGGCGGCCAAACAGGAACTGAAGGACCGGCAATCGCAGCTCGACGGCCTCGACGCCGGAGCGACGGCCGAGATCCAATCCCTCGTCGACGCCGGTGAATATCAGAAAGCTGTCGATCTGCTCGACGAGCTGACGAAGCCGCGCACTGTGCAGGTGACGACCATCGACGTGGTCGGAAAGGTGGGAGGCAAGGGCTACGCATCGGGCACCACGAACGCCACGCCGGGTGTGCATCCTGTCGCCGAGGACGGACCTGAGCTCGTGCGAAACCGGCGTGGCAGCCTCGCGCTGTTCACCGGTGGCGAGCAGGTGTATGACGCCCAAGACACGCGCTCGATGCTGGAAGCGATCACGTCCCGTTCGGATGCCGGCGGCATGACGACGGCGGCGGGTGGCGGTGTCACGTATCAGGCGGTCGTGAACAACAACGGGCGTGACGTCACAATCGACGACATCAACCGTGCCCTGGCGATCGCGAGGATGCGATGACATTCGGCTACCTCTCCTGGCGCAAACCCGACGGCACCCTCGTAGCGCTCAACAACCAGAACGACGTCATCGTCACCATCGGAGCCGTCGGCCTCGACGCCCCACCACCCACCAACACCATCGAGGACTACATCGCCTTCGACGGCGCCGCCCTCACCAACCGCCGCCAAGGCGCCCGACCCATCGCGCTCCCACTCTGGGTGCGCCACGCGACACGCGTGCAGACGCGCATCAGTGAGCTTGTCGCCATGTTTCGTGCCGGCGGCCAACTCGTCCACAACGATGGTGTCGACAACCGCACGCTGAAGAACGTGATCTATGACGGCGGCCTCGGCGGTGACGACAGCAACGTCCGTTCCACGGTCGAACGCCGCACCGCCGTATCGCTCCTCGCCCTCGATCCGTGGTGGTACGGCACCGCCGTCGCGCAGCCGTTGGCGGTGGCGGCTGCCACGGCATTTGACGCCGGCATTGCGTTCAGCTCGGCGATCCCGTTCGACGGCGGGTCGTCTGTGCCATTCACCGTCGTCGGCGACACTGACGCCTACCCGGTCATCACCGTTCAAGGCCCAGCGACGACCGTCACGGTCGGCAACGGCACCCTCGAATGGGTAACCGCTGTCGCACTCGGAGCATCCGACGTCCTCGTCGTTGACACACGGCCAGGAGGCCGCGGGCCACGCCTCAACGGCGGCGCCGTCAACTGGGCGCTCCTCACCCCCGCATCACGACTGTGGACACTCCCCAAAGGGGCCGTGTCGATCGTTTCCGGGGTCGTCGGATCGACTGGGGCGACGACAGTGACGCTGTCGTACGAGCCGAGGTTCGAGACGCGATGACCAACACGATCGACTTGTGCGTCGACTGGGTGAAGGTCGGCGAATCCGCCGGCGGCACCTTCGACGCCGTCATCCGCAACCTCGCCATGGGCGAATGGTCGCTCACCGCCGACACAGCCAGCGTCACACTCCAAGGCGCGTACACGCTCGCCGACGTCAACACGATCCGCGTCGTCGAAGGCCGCACCATCAACTTCGCCGGATACGTCGCACCCGTCGCATCAGGGGTCGGCGGTCTCGACATCTGGGCCGACACCGCCGGCGAGCACTTCACGCTGTCCGGGCCCGATCTGTGGTCGATCCCGGCCTCACGCGTCGCCTATCCGACCCCGTCGACCGACCCGGCGTGGGCGACCAGCTTCGACGAACGCACCGGCTACGCGTCGAGTGTCGCCGCCGGCTACATCCGCGACAACCTCGGCGCCTCAGCAATCGCAACACGCCAATGGCCGGGAGTCACGGTCATCGACCGCGGGCAAGGCATCATCGGCGCCTGGTCGGCGCGGCTGCAACCACTCGACGATCTCGTGCAACGCATCTGTCGTGAGGGCGGGATCACCTGTCGCCTGTCGATCGACTACGCGGGCGCACCGAAGTTCGACCTGATCGCCCCACGCGACCGCTCCGCCACCACCGTCCTGTCCGACCAAGGCGACCTCGTCAACGTCCACCGCCGACGCACCAGAGCCAAAGCGAACTACATCATCTCCGGCGGCCAAGGCCTTCTCAACGCCCGCACGTTCGTCACCGCCGGCACCGCTACCGGGGCAGCCCGCAAAGAGCTGTTCTCCGACCAGGCCGTGCTCTCGACTCCGACCGAGCTGCAGCAGTCAGCGAACGCCAACCTCGCAGCGAACGGTGCCGACTGGTCCATCCACGCCGAACTCGCCACCACGGCAGCGCAAACGCTCGTGCTCGGCACCGACTACGACCTCGGCGACACGATCGCCGTCGAGATCCGCAACGTCCGCTACCCGGTCGCCGTCTCCGCCGTCCGCCTGCAGGTCACGCCGGAACGCCAGATCATGACACCGATCCTCGGTGACGCCGCCCCCGACCTTCTCGGCGGCCTGATCCGCGACGTCGCCAACCTCCAATCCCGCTTCGACACCACCATCGCATAGGAGCCCACCATGCCCGCCAACTACCCAGGCAGTTTCGACGCCATGTCCGACCCCGGCGCAAACCTCTCCGGACCGCCGACACACTCGTCGATGCACAACCAGATCAACGATGTCATCGAGGCCATCGAAACCGAACTCGGGCTCGATCCATCCGGCACGTCGGCATCCGTCGCTGCCCGTTTCACATCCATCCAAACCGATGTCCAGATCTTCACAGCCAACGGCAACTACACGAAGCCCACCGGCGCCCTCGCCTGCCACGGCGTGCTGATCGGCGGTGGCGGCAAAGGCGGCGGCGGACGCAACGGCGCTGCCGGCACAGCCAGAGGTGGCGGTGGCGGAGGCGGTAACGGAGCGCGAGTCACATTCAGCTTCCCGGCGACCGTGATCAGCAACGGCGAGGTCATCACAGTGGGGCAGGGCGCGACGACAGGCGGCGCCGGATCGGCCGTCAACGACACCGATGGCACCGCCGGCGCGAATGGCACTGCATCATCGATCGGGTCGATCGTCGCCGCCCGAGGCGGCCGAGGCGGCGCTGGCGGCACCAACGGCGCCGGCGGCAACGGTGGCGACAGCGGAGACGGCATCATCTCGCCAGGCACCGGAGCCGGAGGTAACGGATCGGCCTCGGCGCCAGCGGCAACCGGCGGATTCGCATCAGCGGGCCCAGGCGGCGGAGGTGGCGGCGGAGGCATCTCGGCCGCCAACGCAGCTCAAGCCGGCGGTGTCGGCGGTGCGACTGGTGTCGCCAACGGTGGCGCGGCAGGCGTAGCCGGCACTGCATCCGCGGCCAACTCGGGATTCGGTGGTTCAGGCGGCGGTGGCGCAACGGGCGGCGTGGGCGGCGGCGGCAACGGCGCACTCTACGGCGCCGGTGGAGGTGGCGGCGCCGCCGGGCTGAACGGATTCGGCTCAGGCAACGGCGGCAACGGCGGCAACGGCATCGTCATCATCATCACCACGAAGTGATCAACAATCGGCCGGACCACTCACGTTGAGCAATGGTCCGTCGGCCCCGTTGATCCAAACGGCCCAACCCCAACCAGGCGTACCCCGCGTTCCGGACTCGGCCGTAAACGTCCCCTCAGCATCGCCGTTCTCATCGAACGACAGCGGGTACGGTGCTGCACCACCGAGGCTGACGATCGCGAACGGTTTGCCAGTCGACGCCCAAATGTCCGTGACGCCGGACCACCCGGTGAGCACAACGTGCGCGCTGTCGCAGTCGGCTTCGACGCTCCACGTCGGCCCGGACGGGGCAGCGTTCTCTGCCTCGACCTGAGCGCGGTAAGCCTGCTCGACCGCGACGATCTCCTCGGGCGTGCATTTGGCTGCTGTCAGCCCGAACATCGCCACCACCGCACACATCGCCAAGAGTTTCCGCATCAGTGTCCACGGTACGCCCGCCGTCAAGGTCAACGCCGGCAACCAGGCTTGCCCTGTCATGGCCACGCGAATCATCCAGCCCGGCGAGCTCGGCGCCGACTACGTGTCGACATCGAACAAGACGCGCGACCTGTTCACCAAACACGGCGTCACCTTCGTCACCCGCTACCTGAAGCCGGGCACCAGCAGCTATGAGATCACCGCGAAGGAACGCGACTTCCTGTTCTCGATCGGCATCGCGATCACCCTCGTGTTCGAAACCGACATCAACGCCATCCTCGGCGGAGCCACACAAGGCTCCATCCACGGCCGCGCCGCCGCCATCGACGCCGAACGTCTTGAGTACCCGCACGCCTGTCCGATCTTCGCCGCCGTGGACACCGACACCTACGCCGCCAACGCCACCAAATGCGAGGCGTACCTGCGCGCGTTCTACCAAGCATCAGCACCATGGGCCGACGGTCTCTATGGCGACACCGAGGCCTACAAGCTGGTCGCCGACCGCAAGCCGGTGTGGTGCAAACCGAACGCCGGCGGCTGGGACGCCGATCGTGCCGCCCGCGCCGGGGCACACATCCTGCAGGGCCGCGAAGACAAAACGCTCGGCTGGGACTACCCGAACGTGTGCGTGCACCCGTTCACCGCGTGGACCGGGCTCGGCGCAGACAAGCCAACCACCATCCACCCACCGACAACGACGGCGACACCCGCGATCCCATTGGAGGACCACGACATGGCCAACATCGGCATCATCCACCTCGACGACGCTGACGCCGTGTTCGTCGGCACATTCGTCGGCCCGATCGACGGGCCACGATTCCTCGACCTGCACTGGATCCACGACAACGCATCGCAACGCATCGCCGACGGCCACATCGCCGCCGGCGCCACCGTGTTCGGCGGCGAACACCCGACACCCGGCGCGGCGCGACTGCACAAGGCCGACCTGCGCCACTGCTACGTCGACGAGCTGCCGCACGGTGACTCGCGCACGGCGTGGACGTCACCCGACGACATCGTCGCCAGGGCCGGCTGATGTGTGCATCGGCGATGAAGGGACAGCATCGTGAACAATCGACGGCGCCGGCCACCGAAGCCATCAACGATCCAGTCGTACAGCACGGCCATCGCCCCGCTCGTCGCTCTCGGAGTGATCGTGTGGCTCGTCGTCACCCGACAGTTACCGCCGATCGTCGCCGCTGCGACCGCGTTGACGATGCTCGGGTTCGCCGTGCCATGGCTCGCCTCTACGAAGGAGCAGAACGATGATCAAGGTCGCGGTGATCCTGGCGGTGGTGACGGTGATGATGACCGTCGTCGTCACGCTCGCGGTGCGGGGCCGACCGATGACAGCGACATGGGTGGCCCCTCTTTACGGTGGGCTCGTCCTCGTCGTCATCGGCATGGGCCTGTACGTCGCCCGGTCCTCGGCTCAACGTGACTACGACTCCTGCGTCACTCGAGCTGAACGATCCGCCGGCGCTCGCGCGTCGACGCTGCGGTTCTACGACGTGATCGACAAGCTCACCGATCCGAAGTACACACACGAACCACAGATCCCAGGGCAGCCGTCGTTGCGCGCCGGTCTCGACATCGACCTCCCGACACTGGACCCGAACGACTGCGTGAAACCGTGACCAACGAACCACTCAACCGCGCCGAAGCCATCCGCGGCGTCCTCCTCGCCGCCCTCGCCGTGCTTCAGGTGTTCGACGTCGTGCATCTCACCGCCGAGCAGAACGGCGCGCTTCTCGCCCTCTACGTGGCCGTGTCGGTGGCGTTGACGTCGTTCGCCCGGGCGCGTGTGACACCGACGTCGAAGGTCGCGCTCACCCACGACGACGTCACCCTGCTCAACGCCGGCCGGACGACACCGACGTACGTGGTCGCCGCCGGTGGAGGTGCGGGTGGCGGCCAGCCACCGTATCCCGGTGGTGGCGGCTACTCGTCGATCGGGGTGCCGTTGCCACCGTACCCCGGTGGCGGCGGCTACTCGTCGATCGGGGTGCCGTTGCCGCCGTACCCCGGTGGCGGCGGAGCAGGTCACGCCCGGGTCACGAACGAACCTCCAGCACCACCCGCCGACCCGCCTGTTTGACCGCTCCACCTGCCCGTATCGGGTGTGGCTGTTATCAATCTCGGATTGCCAAGGTGAGGGTCGCGAGTTCGAATCTCGTCATCCGCTCGGCAAACACCCTGCTCACGCACTGTGAGCAGGGTGTTGACGTTTTCGGGCAGGTCACGGATGGGTCACCCGCGCACCCATCCGCCATCATCAGAGGCGATGAAGGGTTCGATCCAACAGCGCGGAGACCGGTGGCGCGTCGTCATCGACAAAGGCGTCGACGCAACCGGCAAGCGCCGCCAGATCGTCCGCACCGCCGACACCGCCGCAGCTGCCGAAGACCTCCGTCGTACACTCCTCGCCGAGCACGGCGCCGGCATCACACACGACAGCGACGCCACCGTCGAACAACTCCTCACCGACTGGATGCGCCTCAAGAAACGCACGCTCGGTGTGCGCACCGTCGTCGACTACCGCTCGGCGATCGCCGTGCACATCCCGGCCAACCTGAAGGCGATGAAGGTGTGGAAGGTCCGCACCCACGACATCGACCGCCTCTACATCGACCTCGGCGAGGCCGGCCTCGGCGCCGAACGGATCCAACGAGTCGACACGATCCTGCGCGGAGCATTCGGCCAAGCCGTCCGCTGGCAGTGGATCGCCCGCAACCCGGCACTCGACGCCACTCGCCCGTCGGTGCGCCGCGGCAAGCCGACCGCGCCGACGGTGGCGGAGGTTCAGCGTCTGATCGCCGCGGCGGACGAGGAGCTGCTGATGTGGGTGCGGCTCGCCGCCCACCTCGGTGCGCGCCGGGGCGAGGTCGCAGCGTTGCAGTGGGCCGACTTCGACCTCGAGTCCGGCTCGGTGCGGATCTCGCGCGCTCTCGCCGACGGCGGGCCCGGCGTCAAGATCGTCGCCAAGGAAACGAAGAGCGACCGGGAGCGCACGATCGCCGTCGGCCGGGCGATCCTCACCCATCTGGCCCGGTATCGGACGTGGCAGCGTGAACGAGCGCTCGCCGCCGGCACACCGCTGCAGTCGACGTCGCATCTGTTCGCCTACGATGCCGCCGGCATGGTCCCGTGGCGGCCGGACAGGGCCACGAAACGGTTCACGATGTTGCGCGACGAGCTCGGCCTCCACCACGTGCAGCTGAAGAACCTGCGCCACTTCATGGCCACCCAGATGCTCGCTGCCGGCGTCGACGTCAAAACCGTGTCCGGCCGCGCCGGCCACGCCCGCACATCGACAACGCTCGACTTCTACGGGGCGTTCATCCCCGCCAACGACCGCACCGCCGCCGACGAGCTCGGCGACCGGCTCGGCTGACCTTCACCAGGTCGGCGGATCCACCTGCCCGAGACTGAAGACGTTCAGCGCCTCAGCGCTGGGAGCGAGGTCGGCGCCCGGCTTCTTGAAGATCAGCACGATATCGTTGCCGGTCACGTTGAGCCAGCTCTTCACCGTTGACATCGATGTGACCAGCTCCCACCCGTCCGCTCCCAAGGCGTTGAGGCCGGCTCCGAGACGGTTGACGTTCGGCACCTTGGCTACCCACGTGTAGTACGACCAGCCGTCTGCCATCAGTTGGAGCGTAGCTCTCGACCGGCAGGGTGCCGGCCACGTGCCCGCTGAGCGAGCAGCTCGAGCGCACGCTGAGCGACATCGCGCGGTACCTCGAACTCGTCCGCGACGTCACGCCACGACGCGGACCCGTTGTCAACGATCAACCAGCGCACGAAGTCCTCGAGCAGATCGACCGGGACAAGGCGGCGCGCCGTCTCATCGCGCACGCACGCCTCCTCCTTGTCGACGACCAGTGTTGGAGTCGATCGGGTGAACAGGATGCCGCGTTCGTCGTGCACGAGCTCGTGGGCGAGCACGGCGCGCCGCTCGACCTGGTCGAGGCCGACGTCGAGAGTGATGCGCCGGCGCCCGTTCGGGAGATTTTCGATCATGCCGCGTTCGCCGCCGAGGTCGTCGAACTCGAGATCGATGTGTCTCCGTCGCCGGAGCTCGCCCCACACGTGCCAACCTGCCATCCCGTCACGATGACAGAGGGGTGCGCGACTCACACGTCGATGTGCTCGCCCTGCTCTGGCCGCGGGTGCGGACGCTTGATCTTCTTCGCTGGTTCGCTCGGCTCCCGTCGCTTCATCACTGTGGCGACGGGACGAAGTTCACCGGAATGCGCCGCCATCGCGAATTCGTCGTTGGTGAGGCGCTCCGCCTCGAGCACCTCGACACGTGCACGCAGCTCAGCGATCTCGGAGCGAATCCCCGCCAGTACATCGTCGGCGCCAGCGTCGCCGTGCAGGGTGAGCATGCCAGCATCGAGGCCGAGCAGCCGTTCGAGCTCACGCCAATGCTGGGGCTCGGGCACGTTGTGGCCCTTGGACCACTTGTTGACCGTCTGCACACGGACGCCGAGCGCGTCAGCAATACGCGACTGACTCCCTCGCGGAGCACCGCTGAACGACTTGACCAGGATTTGTTTCATCGACTCGGTATCCAACGCATCGCAGCGTAATCCGTCAATCCCTTCTAAGGGGAGGTTGTACTTCCAGTGATGTAATTCGCATCTAACGGGAATTCCCTCTTGACGGGATATCCCGTGAAGGTGTACAAAAGGGCATGGACTCACCGCAGCTCGATCCCGCCCGGTTGCGGACCGCTGTCGCCGACTGGGCGAAGGCCTCCGGCAAGCGGCTGCGCACCCGCAGGGGAGCGTTGAAGCTCAGCCAGGGCCAGCTCGCCGATCTCGTCGGGATCCGCTCGACAGCGATCAGCAAGTTCGAACTTGGCCTCGCCATCCCGAAGGAGTCCGTGCGCATCGCGATCACGTTCGCCCTGGCGTGCGAGGTCGCCGACATCTGGCCGGCGCTCGACCGCGAGTACGTCTGGGCCGTCGCACGGCCGGTGGCAGCATGAACGCCCGCCTCGCCGAATCCGGACAGCTGCTCAGCGACCGCGATGTCATCGTGCTCGTCGAGCCCCGCTACGTCTCCCTCGCCACCGCAGGGAAGATGTACGGCGACCTGTCGGCCGACTACATCACCCAGCTGCAGAACACCGCCGGCTTCCCATGCGTGCGTCTCGGCCGGCGCCGAGTCGTGCCGATCGCCCAGGCCGACGTCTGGTTCGAAGCCCACCGCCTCGAACAGGCGGCCGCAGCATGAAGCCGCCGAAGCAATGCCCGGAGTGCGGCGAGCGCGTCAACGGCTGGCATGGCCTGTCCGTGCACCAGCGTGACACCGGCGACGCACCCTTGCAGGAAGGCCGCTGCCGTGTCCTGCACGCACGCCGCAACCTGACACTCGTCACCAACCTGCGGCCGTCGCCGCGCCCGTTCGACTGGGCCCGCGACGACCTCGAGCTCGCCTCCGACACGCCGCCGTTGCGCGAGTTCGTCGACTCCGAAGGCTTCGTCTACGTCACGGTCGGCTGACCGTGTTGCCCCTCGTCCTCTTCGCCCTGTTCTTCATCATCTGCCACTTCGTTCCCAAGGAGTTCTGACCGTGACCACGACCCGAACGTTCATGCCGACCGTGTCGCCGGCCTACCAGCGTTGGCTCAACCGCATCCCGAGCTTCGGGCTGCTCGACGAGCCCATCCACCCGCGCGACGTCCGCGGCGACGAGATCGACCGCCTCGGCCTCGCCGACGAGTCCGGAGATGATGCCGCGTGAGCGCCACCAAGATCGTCGCAGTCGTCGGCGTGACCTTCGTACCGTCGTATCCGAACAATCTGCACATGCTCGCCCAAGTCGCCAACGACATGCCCGGCAGCGAACACCTCGCCGTCGTCCTCGTTCGCAACCCGGCCAACCCGTACGACGCCAACGCCATCGAGGTCCACGTGCCGGCGCTCGGCGCCGACATGGCGATGATCGGTCACGTCGACCGCCACAACGCCGCCCGGCTCGCACCGTTGCTCGACCAGGGCATCCGGTTCCACACGTCGATCACCGGTGTGCGGATCAACCCGAACCACATGGACCGGCCCGGCATCGACGTGTCCATCTCACGGGTCCAGGCGGCCGCGGCATGACCTACGACGAATTCACCATCCAGGTCTACGGGCTGTTCTACAACGACGAGCGCCTCGACGAGCCGATGTTCACCCTGACCCACAACGTGTGCGGCGTGGTGGTCGACGACGGCAGCGAGGACACGTCGGTCGCCGGGCTGATCCGCAGCTGCGAGAGCCACATCTGCCCGGCGGTGACGGGCTGATGGCCGTCGCCACGAACGCCTTCGCCGACGAGTCAGCCGGCAAGATCGAACGGGGGAGAGGTGGCTTCTACCGCGGCTTCAACGACGTCCCCTACATCACCGACCCAGACGGCGGCATCGTCAAATCCGGCCCACGCAAGGGCCTGCCCAAGCGCATCCCGTACGGCTCACCCAGCGGCGCCGGAAAGCTGATCGAGAACACGTACAACCTGCAGAAGTGGGGCGAACGCCGCGTCGTGCTCGGCATCGGCACCGACCTCAAGCTCATCGCCGACTGCGCCCACCTCGCCACGCTCGATGTCGACTCCGACGAATACAAAGAGCTCGCCGACCGCATCGTCGTCGCCGCCAAGGAAGCCGCCAAAACCAACCTCGCCGCGGAACAGGGCACCCACGACCACGCCATTCTCGAAGACGACGACGAGGGCCGCAATTGGGTCGAACGCGCCGCCGCCGGCGAGCTACTCGGCATTCCCGTCGAAGCCCAACACGCCATGGTCGCCGCGTGGCGGCACATGCTCGCCTCCAACGGCCTCGAGGTCCTCATCACCGAAGCCTCATGCGTCGACGACACCTGGCGGCTGGCGGGCACGCTCGACAATCTGGCGCGCTGCACGAAGTCGCTGCGGTTCCGGCTGTGCACCGGCGAGATCGTCACCATCCCGGCCGGCACGGTTCTCGTGCTCGACAAGAAGACCGGCCAGCTGCGTGTGGCGCCACGCTCCGGTGCACCGATGTACTGGCACGGCTACGCCGTCCAAGTCGCCTCCTACGCGCAGAGCAAGCCCTACGACACCGAGGCCGAGACACGTGGCGAGTGGCCGTGGCCGATCGACCAACAGCACGCTCTCATCGCCCACATCGACAACCGCGCAGCGATCGCCGGCGCACCCGTCGAGGAGATCTGCCAACTCGTGTACGTCGACCTCGTGGCAGGCCGTGAGCATGGTGGGGCGACGGTGGTGAGCGCGAAGGAGTGGGCGAAGCGCGACGACGTGTTCTCAGTCGCCCAGCTCGAAGACGATGCCGACGGCATCGCAACGATCGCCGACGAGGGTGCACCCGCCGCCCCGCCCTCGTCGGCACCGATCGACACGGACATCCCCCTGACCGTGCCGACGCCTCCGGAGCAGACCCTGCCTCCTGCTCCGGAGGCGCCCACATCGAAACTGCGCCAGGCCCAGCTTGACCGTCAGGCAATCGACGCAGCAGCGGACGCCAAGCGCGCTGCTGACCCGAACGCGCTCAACGACGTACGTGACGAAGGCGCCAACCTCGACGGCGACGAGCACGCATCGGCGTGGAGGATCCTGCAGGACCGCTATACCGGTCTGCCCCGGCCATCGCTCGATTGGATCAGCCGCATCATCCGCGAGGCGCGTGAAGCCTCGGTCGGCTTCCAGATGGGCGGCGGCAAGACGGCGCGACGGTTCGAGCTCTACCGGGCCACCATCCACCTCGCCGCTCAGGACTACGACAGCCCGAACGACCGCGACGAGGTGACGCGCGCGCTGGTCGCCGCGGCGATGGAGTCCGATGCCCCGCTGTTCCCGGCCGTCACCGTCGGCCACGCGATCGGCTCGCTCGACGCCGCCGGCGCCGCGCGGTTCGCCGACCTCGCGACCGGAACGACCGTCTTCGGGTGCAACAGCGCCGGTCAGCTCGTGCTGGTCGCTACCGAGCTGCCCGAACAACCTCTCGCCGCAACCGCGGCCTGAAACCAACCGCCACCCGAGGGTGGCCAGCAGAAAGAAGCACAGCAATGGCTCAAGCAGCAGACACCGGGGGCGCCGGCGGCGTCCCGTTCGTCAAGTTCGCCAAGCTCGGCGACACCTTCATCGGAGCGTTCGGCGGCGGCAAGGCCCGTCAGCAGATCGACTTCGCCAAGAAGGAGCCGAAGTGGAAGGACGCCGACGGCACCAAGCCACTCCTCGAGGAGGTGATGTGGTTCTCGACCATGCCGGGCACCACCGCCTACACCGGCAACATCGAAGATCCGACACCGCTCGCGGTCGGCGACATCGTCCGCTATGCGGTCGGCGGCTTCAAGTGGGGCCAGGTCATCGATCAGCGCCGCAGCCTGCCCGCCTACGCGGGCTTCCCGGCCGGCACGCCGTGCAGCGGCGACGTGTACACGATCGCACTGGCCGGATGGTCGACGGCGACAGATGCTCCCGAAAACGCACGCAAGGCCGGCTTCACCGTCGCCGAGGGCCGCATCGTGATCACTACCCAGGAGGACAAAGACCGCTACGTCCTCGCCCGCTCGGCCAAGAATCAGCCGGTCAACCTGGCCAACGACTTCACCATCACGGTGCGCCGCCCGACCCCCGACGAGAAGGCGTACGAGCAGGCCGGTGATGCGCTGTTCAGCAGCGCTCCGTGGGACAAGCAGCCGGCGATGGCAGGTGCTGGCGGTCCCGGCCCGTTCGACAGCGGCAGCGCTTATGACCCGTCGAAGGACGAGGACTTCTGACGTGGCCACGAACATCCAGACCCCCCCTCACGACGGGGCCGACGTCGTGAGCGTCGTCACGCATCTCGTCGAGGAGATGTACGAACACCTCGACACGCTCAACAGCGACATCGATCGGCTCACGACGATGCGTGACCGGATGAAGGCAGCCATCCTGGCGCTCGCCCCTCCCGGTGACACGCTGCCGACCGAGTCGGCCCGGCCTGGCATCAAGGAGTCGGCGGCTGTCACGCCGCCGGCTCCGGCCAAGCGCAAGCAACCGACGTTCGCGACATCGAAAGGCACCAGCGCCAAGCGTGAGCCGAAGTACGACCTCGCCGCCGTCGCCGAGGTTGCGCGCAACGCTCACTTGGACGGGCGTCCGATGGGGCGCGCTGTCGCCACCGTGCTCGACGTCACCGAGGCCATGGGCGGATGGCTGATCCGTGAGGCGCGCAAGGCCGGCCACGCGATCCCTCAGCGCGGCGACAGCCGCGACGCACCGATCACGCCGGCCGAGATCCGCCACGAGGTCGAACCGGTGCCCGAAACGTCGAGGCTGGCCGAGCGCGAGTTCACCCAGCCGATCCCGCACGCGACGGGTTTCGTCGGCCGACCCACGACCGTCGAGCACGCCCCGCCGAGAGCGGACGCATGGACACCCGACCGTGCTCGCGATGCCATCGAGGCCGTCGCATCGTGAACGACAGCGGGCTCGAACACATGCTCCTTCAGGAGAAGGCGACGTGGACCGGGCTCGCTGCGTGCCGCGGGATGGATCCTGACATCTTCTATCCGGAGAGCCTGACCGGGCCGCGGCGTCGTGAGGCCGTGCGCACTGCCGTGGCCACCTGCCGCGGGTGCGATGTCCAGGCCGAGTGCCTCGCGTTCGCGATGAACGCGGGCGAGTTCGATTACGGCATCTGGGGCGGCCTCGATGCAGTCGACCGCCGTCGCCTCGTCGGCCGCAACGAACGCACCCGAGGCGGCAACGGACTGAAGCTGCGCGACCTGCTGGGGACACACACGTGATCAACCACATCAGTCGTCCACCCTGGTCACGTCACGCTGCGTGCCGCAACATCGACACGACGGTGTTCTTCCCCAAGCCCGGCTGTTCGGCTGCCGCCGCGAAAGCCATCTGCGCCGACTGTGACGTCGTGCAGGAGTGCGCGGCACTCGCTCTCGCCGACCACGGCCTCGACGGCGTCTGGGGCGGACTGACAGTGGGGGAGCGCGACCGGATCCGACAACACCAAGGAGCTGCAGCATGAGCCTGTTCGACCTCAACGACATCCCCGTCGCGCCCGGCCACACACCCAAGCGGCCACGAACACCGACCCCCCCCAGCCGGTTCCGGACACGGTCGAGGTCGTCGTGACTGACCGTTGGCAATTCGTTCACCGATCACAGCCAGGCGTCGTCCACGCCAGCTCACACGTCGACAAGAAGCGCCGCGCTCTCGTCACGTTCTGCGGGCTCGTCGGAACGCCGCTCAGCTTCACCGCCGGCGAAACCGTCCACGGCTGCGCCAAGTGCATCGAACGGGGAGCACCCACATGATCACCATCGGTGTCGACCCGGGCAAAGCCGGAGCGATCGGGCTCGTCGACGACCTCGGCGACCTCATCGGCGTGCACGACATGCCGCTCGCCGGCGGCATCGTCTCCGCCACCTTGCTCGCCCAACTCGAGGAGTGGACCAACCCGACGCTCCCCGTGTTCGGCCCCGCCGTGATCGAGGACGTCCACTCGATGCCGAAGCAGGGCGTCGCCAGCTCGTTCGGGTTCGGTCGATCGAAGGGTGTCGTCGAGGGCGTGTTCGCCGGCGCCGGCCGACCGCTCGTGTACGTCGCCCCGTCGAAGTGGAAGAAGGACCTCGCGCTCTCGGCCGACAAAGACGGCGCGCGACGGCGGGCGATCGAACTCTGGCCAGCGAAGGCGCAGCTGTTCGCCCGCGTCAAGGACGACGGCCGCGCCGAGGCCGCACTGATCGCCTACTGGCACCTGTGCCACGGCAGAAAGGCAGAAGCGGCATGACCTGCCCATCCGAAGCCCACGTCCACCCTGTGCCGCCAATGAACGTGTCGCGCGGGTTCGCCGTCATCGACGAGCAGCGCGACGTCGCGATCCTGTGCTTCTCCAAGGCGACCGCGAACCGCGTCGCCGAACTGATCAACCGGCATGGCCTCGTCGACGTCCCCGAAGACGCCGCCGCGCTGCTCGCCCCATGGCCGGCACCAACCGGCCGGCTACGCACCGCGCTGGCCGACATCCACAAGCTCCCCACCGATCCCACGAAGGAACGAACGACATGATCCTCACTGAC